GACAGTCTATAATAAACGGTAGTCTTTTTGATTGGGTCTTTCAAATAATCGTCTTCATTTTCATATTCTATATACCAAATTCCATATTTCATAGAAGTGGAACTGCTATCTGATTTGTTTAACAATTTTTTAATTACAAAATAAAAATTATTTTCATTGACTTCTTTTGAAAAACTCAATTCTTGTCCACGAGCAGACGAAGGATTTTCTAAATTTGGACTTATTGGACTTATAACTTCTTTAATTTTATCAATTTCAAATTGTTCAAATTTTAATCCAAAATTATTAGATAACTCTCTTCTAATATCAGCGTTATCTTTTTTCATATCAACATCCTCATTGAGAACACTACTGGACGTTATTGCTTTTTTAAGAACTTCTTTCAATTTTGTTCGTATTTCGTTCTTTTTTGCATCTGGAACATTAGCGTGTAATGCGGCTAGATATCGTTTTACACTACCCTTTGTACATCCAACTTTTTCGCCGGTGTCTTTTTTATCGATACATTTACCTCGTATAGAATATGGCATAATACTATAAATATCAAAAATTTTATACATTTTCAAATTTTTATTTATATTTATATTTCAGTATTACGGCTTTTCTTTGCCGCTTCGTCTCATTATAAATCCTCATTGAAGTTCATTATCAATAACTTCAGAACAAAATAATACTAAATCAATATGTCAAATCTATTAAAGGAGGCAATTGCCGACGCCAAGGCTGTTCGTGCGACTGCTCTCGCAAATGCAAAGGCAGCATTGGAAGAAGCTTTTAATACAAAAGCCGAAGCTATGTTAGCTGAAAAACTTAAACAAGAAATTTCATCCGAAGAAGAAGGTAAGGGAATGGAAGATGAAGCCGTTTCTACTTCTGGTATCGGATCTGGAGCCGTTGGTTCCAGTCACGCTCCTAAAGCTGATCATGGTGTAACTCATCAAGATCCAGGTGCTGCTGCAGGAAATCTCGCAGGTTCAATGGAGGAAGAAGGTCATCTCGGTGGTTCTGCCGAGGAAGAAGTTGTTACCAATGAAGAATTGGACGAAATTCTCAAAGAATTGGAACAAGAATTAGGTGCAGGTGAAGCTGCTCCGGTCGCTCCAGAAGCACCTGCTGCTGAAGCTCCTGTTGCACCACAAGCACCTGCTGCAGCTCCTGTTGTTCCAGAAGCACCAGTTGCTCCAGAAGAAGTTAAGTCTGAAGATATGGACGAAGAAATCGACCTCAACGAACTTCTTTCTTCTTTGAGTGAAGGTTCCGAAGAAGAGGAAGAAGAAGAGGAAGAAGAAGAAGAAGAGGAAGAAGGTAAGAAGGAAGAGGAAGAAGAAGAAGGTAAGAAAATCAAGGAAGACTTGAATGAAGCTTACAAAGTAATCGAATATCTTCGTTCTCAAATTAACGAAATCAATTTGTTGAACAGTAAGTTGCTTTATACCAACAAATTGTTCAACGGATTCAACTTGACCAAGGAACAAAAGACCAAGGTAGTTGAAACATTTGACTTAGCGAAGAGTGTTCGTGAAGTCAAGTATGCATATACAATTTTGTCCGAATCATATAGTTCCGGTGGATCAACCGTCAAGAAAACCAATACGGTTGCCAAGACTATCACCGAAGGTTTGGCAAGTAAACCAGTTGCATCAACAGCTCCTGCAAAGGACGTTATTGTTGAAAATAGCAATGTAATGGCTTCAAGATTCCAAAAACTCGCCGGAATCAAGAAGTAAAACTTAAACTTAGGTGAGTATAATCTAAACAAATAAAACAGAAATTATATGAGTGATATTAAGTCATTATTGACAAACAACATGAATCCACAAGCCAAATTGATGGCCGAAACCCGTGGATTACAACAAAAGTGGGATAAGACTGGCTTGCTTGAAGGTCTCCAAGGAACCGACAAAGCAAACATGAGTATCTTGCTTGAAAACCAAGCAAAACAATTGCTTGACGAAGCTACCTCAACAGGTACTTCTCAAAACAGTGAACAATGGGCTGGCGTAGCTCTCCCACTCGTTCGCCGTGTATTCGCTGAAATCAGTGCCAAGGAATTCGTAAGTGTACAACCTATGAATCTTCCTTCCGGTCTGATCTTCTATCTTGACTTCAAATATGGAACCAACGTTCCACAATCTGATACTTCAGATTATTCTGGTTCATTGTTCGGTGGAACAGGTAACGGTAAGATCGGTTCTACAGACGACGCAGTAAACGGTCTCTATGGATCAGGCCGTTATGGTTTTACCGAAAAGGTTCAAAGCTTAACTGGTCAAACATTGACTCTTGCTACTGCAAGTGCTAACGATGTTCAATTTGATGCAAACTATACTTCAAGCACCAGAGTATTCACTGGATACAAGATGACCTTGAATGTTGGTTCAAATTCTTCAAACATTGATTTGAACGCAGTTCGTTCATTCAACATCAGTGGTTCTGGTATTACATTGACAAACGTACTTGGTGACTTTACTAAGGTATTGAACACTGGTTCTTTGGCAACTCCATATTACCAAATCGTGTTCGTAATGAGCAGTTCTATCAACCTCGGTGCTTCAATCACTGGTACAACATTGTTCTACGATACTCAACCAACTGATCAGACCCGTGGTGACTTTGAAGATAAGTTTACTTCATATGGTAACGGATATTCAACCGATATCGGTATTCCTGAAGTTAACTTGGAACTCAAGAGCGAACCAATCGTTGCTAAGACTCGTAAGTTGAAGGCTGTCTGGACCCCAGAATTGGCTCAAGACTTGAACGCATATCACTCTATTGATGCAGAAGCAGAATTAATTGCTCTCTTGAGTGAATATGTTTCGATGGAAATCGACCTCGAAATCCTCGACATGTTAATTACTGCTGCTCCTGCGGCAACCACTGAAGCATGGAGTGCTGCAATCGGTAACGAATTCACTGGTAAGACCGTTGCTAGTACCGGTGCAGTAACTTGGAATCGTACCGTTGATACCACTAACAAGACTGCTTACGTCAAGAGCACTTGGTTCCAAACTCTTGGTAACAAGATCCAAAAGGTCAGTAACAAGATCCATCAATTGACTCTTCGTGGTGGTGCTAACTTCTTGGTCTGTGGACCAGACGTTGCTACCATCTTGGAATCAATCCCAGGATATGTTGTTAACACCGATGGTGACAGTGCTAAGTTCGCAATGGGCGTAAGCCGCGTTGGATCTTTCGCATCACGTTTCCAAGTATATAAGAACCCTTATATGCAAGAAAACACCATCTTGGTTGGTTTCCGTGGAAATAACTTCCTCGAAACTGGTGCTGTATATAGTCCATATATTCCGCTCGTCCAAACTCCTTTGGTATACGATCCTGTCAACTTCACTCCACGTAGAGGGGTAATGACACGTTATGCTAAGAAGGTTGTTCGCCCTGAATTCTATGGAAAGATCTACGTCGCCGACTTGGATCAAGTCTAATTCTTGATTGAATTAAAATAAATCAAACCCCCTTCCGAAAGGTTGGGGGTTTTTTATTTTTTGTATAACATAAATTTTATTGACAAAAAAAATAATTATGTAAAACTATATTCATAATTATTCCATAACGAGGTGTAAAATGAATACATGAAAAATTATGGTGTCAGATTACATAGATTCAATTTTCCAAAACACAAGTTGGTTAAAATGGGTCACGATTCCAATTTAACAGAATGGGAAATTATGCAAACACTAGGATATGACAGAATATGGGACTGTGGACATTTAAAGTTTGAATGGTCCAATTGAATAATATTTATATTATATCGTAAATTAAAAGATATATATCTATATGAAAAAACATCTTCTGTTTATAGTTTTGTTGATATTTTTATCAGGCTGTGCATCAAATAATGTTGATAAAATAGATGCTACAAAAAATAAAATTGTCAACACCGAGAAACAACTTGCAAAAAACACTGACGAAAAAATGGCTGAAATAGCAGTTTTAGCGTCTGGTACCGATTATTCTCTAAAAAAAGTAACCAATCCTCCAGTGGAAGTTAAAACCGCAATTGATATTAATGGTAGGGTTATAAACATTGCAGGCAATCCCAATTTAGATGAATTGAATAAAATTAAACAATTAGTTGATTTGTTAAATTCAGAAATGGATAAAGAACGTAAACGAGGAGAAAAATTATTGTCTGAAAAGGATTCACAAATAATCGATTTGCAACAAGAAAGAGTTGAGATACAAAATCAATATGAAGATCAAATCAATACTCTCAAAGTTCAAGCCACTGAGGTTGCTAAGAAAGCAGACAAATTACAAGTTGTTGTAAATGAAGTAAACAGTTGGATGGGACTGGGTGGGGTTGTATATGGAATGAAACGATTTGTTTCAACGGCGGTTATTGGTATTTTAATATTTGGAGTGTTATTTATAGCCTTAAGATTTTTTGCCACAGTTAATCCTATTGCTGGTGCAATATTTTCAGTATTTGAGCATTTTGCATCGTATGCAATATCTTTAATAAAAGGAATATTTCCAAATTCATTGTCGTTCAGCAATCACATTGAATTGCCTATATTTAATAGATACAAAAACACTTTGGACAATGTGGTTGATACTTTATATGAGTTACAAAAGTTACAAAAAAAATCGGGAACTGTGTATAAATTGGACGACGTGTTTGTCGAACTTGATAAAAATTTAAATGATCCCGATAAAAAATTGATAGATGAACTCAAGAGTATTAACAAATACGGAGCATAATATATGATCAAATTGATAGATTTAATAGAAGATAATAAACCATGCGGAATGCGTTTGATTGAAAATGTTCAAGTCAGTGAGAATTTAAAATTTCACCTTGATAGAAACACTCCACTTTGTCTAAATATATTTAGAACTTATAGTGAATCTTATTTTGAACTAATAGAAGAAGTGAGAAAATTATATTATGAGAATAAGATTGAATTGAACGATGATGATGCTGAATTGGTTGAAAGTGATTTGGGCAAAAAAGATATTTATGAAGGTAGAGAAGTATATCTTGACGCTCCTATAGAAGAAGAAGAGGATTTATTGATGGAATTGAAACATCGTGGAAAAACGGTTCATTTGAATCGTCCTTTCAGAACTCCTGGTGGACCAAAAAAATATGCAGTATACGTAAAAGGAAAAAATGGAAAAGTCAGAAAAGTGACATTTGGTGATCCAAATCTAAGAGTCAGAGGTAGCAGTGCAGCTCGTCGTAAAAGTTTTGCAGCTCGTCACAAATGTAGTCAAAAGAAAGACCGAACGACAGCAGGTTACTGGAGTTGTCGCAGTCACAGAATTAAGAGTTTAGGTAACAAAGGACACGGTAAATACTGGTAAAATTTATGAATACACAATCTACACCCGAATATTATGGTTATACCATAGGACAAAACATTGCACCATATATCAACAAATGTATTGAAAATACAAAAGAATGTTATTTGAGTGCAGGAACTCATATTGTTGGTCGAAACGATTACAATTATTGGGGACCGGGCAATGTATATAACGATAGCATTATTACATGGGGATGGGGTCCAACAAAAACTGATGTAAAAATAATCGGGGCAGGCAAAGATAAAACAATTTTACGATTCGCAGATGATGTTCAAAGTCGTAGAATATACGGTTCAGTTGCCGATTATGTGTTTATGTTGCAGCCAAAATATGATGAAAGTTGTGACAATCTTTTAATTGATGGTATTACATGGGATGGTAATTATACACACAATAGCGGTTCTAGTACAATCAATGGTATTCGTGTTAGAGGAAAAAATATTACAGTTCAAAATTGTAAATTTATCGATTTTGGAGTTGGTGCAAATCAAAAAGGTGAATGTTTTGAGGTGACTGCAGGCCCTGCTGTTAATAGTGATAAAGGATCAAATATTTATAATAATACATTTACAAAGCCGGGAGCAAAATCAAATAGTCCTGCGGGATTTGTTCCTGAACATACGTATTTGGGAATTTGGGGAACTGATATTGTTGTTGATAATAACGAATGGATTGATTGTATTTTTGATATTAAAACACAACAAAGTCCATTGCATGCTATGACAATTGGACCAAGTAAAAATGCAAAATTAACAAACAATAAATTTAACAATTTTCAAGGTGGTTGTGTTTATATGGATAGTTGGGCCAATGATGGTGCAATCATAACTGGAAACACTGGGTATAATATTTGGGAATTTATTCAACTCACATGTCAATCGTGGGTCGATCCAAATCAAATCAGTATCAATACAAATTTTAACATTTCTAAAAATAATATTCAATTAAGTAGTAATTCCGTGTATTATGAATGGGATAAACCATCACTTATTAGTTCATTTTTTGGATATTGTTATGATCCTAGTTTAGATACCACAAAATACAAAGGATTTCAAAACATTGTAGTTGAAAATAATAATGTATTGTTGGGAACATATAAAAATGCAGACGGTACTGCGAAATATAGCGACAAATTGATTTGTTATTGGGGAAATACAGTTGGACCTGATAAAATTAATATATCTAGTAGCAATAAATTTGTAATTTCAAGTGTAGCATTCAATGCATTAACTGCAAGTGTTTTTGTGACTCCAACTACAGTATCTACTGTTGTGACTACAGGTTCATTAAATGCAACAGGTTCATTGGTTACGACTGGTTCGTTGTTTGGTACCGGCAGTTCAACGAATATAACTGCAACAGGGTCTTTGATAACCTTCACTGTTAACAGTGCCGACTTATTGGCCCTTCAACAATCACTTGTATCTTTGACAAACGCTATTACAAAATTGACTGCAAAAACATGAGTTATCCTTTTGTTGAAACTTCACTTGGAAACAATCAATATATCCGAGAATTTGAATCTGATGTTAATATTGATGAACTTGAGTGGCACATAGATCGTGAAGATCGTATTGTTGAGGTAATAGAAAACACAGATTGGCAATTGCAATTAGACAATCAATTGCCGGTCTTGCTAGAAAAAACAGTCTTTATTCCTAAAGAAACATATCACAGAATTATAAAAGGAAATAATAAATTAATAGTGAAAATAACAAAGTTATAAAGATATTTATATAACATATGGCACTTGATCAAAATACAATAAGATGGCCGGGTTCAGGAAGCGCAGTTGATATAACTACGGTTCCTTTTGGATTTTATCTAAATGAAACTCAAAATACACATATTCCTGGTGTATTTGAGTATGATTGTGAGAAAAGTGCCGAATGGGCTGCTAAAAGACTTGGTTATCCGTCAATTCATATAGAAATGAAAGATATAAATTTCTATACATGTTTTGAGGAAGCTGTATCAGAATATGGTGCTCAAGTAAATCAATTTAATATTCGTAACAATTTATTGACTTTGAGAGGTCTTTCTACAAAAGACTATCCAAATTTAACAGGCAAAAATATACCAGGCACCAGCCTTCCATTCGTTGTAAATGTCGCAAAACAATATGGAAGTGAAATTGATGTAGGTGGAAGTGTTCCTCTAAAAAGAGTTCCAATTGAATTAAAAAAAGGACAACAAACCTATGATTTGAATGAGTTAATTGCATGTGAAAAAGAATGTGGAAATCGTATAGAAATTCGTAGAGTATTTCACGGTCCAGCACCTGCTATGGCTCGTATTTATGATCCATTCAGTATGACTGGTATGAGTTACAGTAACGTATTGAATGAAATGGGATTTGCTGGTTATAGTCCTGCAACTCAATTTTTGATGACTCCGATCTTTGAAGATTTGCTTCGTGGTCAAGCAATTGAATTCAATGATACTGTTCGTAAGAGTGGTTATAGTTTTGAAATTGCCAACAATAATTTAAGAATATTTCCAATTCCAACATATGATCAAAACATATATGTAGAATATGTTGTTGAAAAAGATAAGCTTGCGAGTGGAGTTGGAACTGAAGCCAATTATGCCGTTGTGAGCGACTATAGTAATGTTCCATATCAAAATGTTGTATATAGCAAACTAAATGCCGTCGGTAAACAATGGATACGAAAATATTATTTGGCATTGTGTAAAGAAGTATTGGGTGCAATTCGTCAAAAATATAGCACTGTGCCAATTCCGGGCGGAGAAGTAACTCTTGATGGTGCGGAATTACGAAATGAAGCAAAAGAAGAAAAGGAAGTATTGGTAACACAATTACGTGAAAATCTTGAAGCAACCACAAAAACCTCATTAATGGAAAGATCG